CACCGCAGCCACGCTCGGTGCGCAGAAGACCGTTGCGGTCACCATGGTGCAGGACGCTTCGTTCCTCATGATGCTGGCCTCCAACCTGTATTCCAACCAGAAGCTGGCAGTCGTCCGTGAAGTGCTGTGCAACGCATGGGACGCTCACATCGAGTCGGGCATGACGGCCACGCCGGTCAAGGTGACCATCACCGAAGACAACGAGCTGATTATCGAAGACAGCGGCTACGGCATCCCCGCCGAGCTGTTCCCGGAAGTCTACGGAACGATGGGCGGCTCGACCAAGCGCAAGAACGTCGCTGTGACCGGTGGCTTTGGCCTTGGCGCCAAGTCACCCTGGTCCTACGTCGATTCGTTCCGGGTGATCAACGAGAACCAGGGAACGAAGACGGTCTACAACCTGGTGCGTGCCTCGGTCGAAGCCGACGGCATGCCGGCCATCCAGCAAGTCATGCAGGTGCCGACCGAGCGCAGCGGCCTGACGGTGCGCTTCCAGCTTCAGGAGGACGATGTCCGCACGTTCTTCCATTACATCCGCTATATCGCCAAGCACGGCGACATGCTGGTGGATCTGATCGCCCATGAGCAAAACGATGATGGTGAGTTCAACTCCGTCACCGAGCGCCTGCCGACGATCAATCTGGATCCAACGCCGGGTTCCTACAACATCCAGCATGAAAGCTGGTACGCCCATTACATGGGCAACCACCAGCTCTTCGTGCGCTACGGTGCGGTCATCTATCCGATGCTCGACACACCGGGCACGAAGAAGGCGCTCGATCTGCTAAAGGAGTTCATGCAGATCGTCGGCTACCAGAAGATGGTCGTGCAGGCCGCTCCCGGCACGTTGGCACTCACGCCTAACCGTGAAGCGCTCTCGTCGTCGAAGATGACGGAGGACGGCCTCACCAACCTGTGCGTGGACCTCGTGGCCCGCATCGAGCAGGATCTGATCGACCAGATCCCGGCTGCCATCTACGGTGCGATCGAGCGTCTTTCCTCTGGCTCGTTTTTCCATCATTCGCTGGCGTACTACCCCAGCCTGCACGAGGCGATCCTGCCGATCACGGTGCGCAAGTACCTCACCTCGCCGCTGGGTCTGGCGAAGTGGTCGAAGTATCAGCAGGTGTTGAAGGAGGTAGAACGCCGCGGATTCAAGAACAGCAACAAGTTCACGAACAAGACGGCTACCACTGCCTACCATCGGCTGCGCGCCAAGGTGGCAGGCAAGGGGCTTACCGAAGCGAATCATGCTCGCATGGCTTTCGTGCGTCACTTCATCCAGCGTCCGTTGGGCCGGATCTTCATGAAGCATCGAGATCTGCTCAAGCAGGAGAGCATGTTCCACTCGGCTCACTTCAACTACACGAACACGGCCAAGCGGGAGAACCGCTGGCTTGCCCGAATGCACCCGGACAGCTTGCACCAGATGCAGCAGTTCATCGACACGCCGACTGTCTTCGTGACTTCGCGCTCGAAGTATCTGGTGAAGAGCATCCAGTGCTGCCCGTGGGTCACGTACAACGATGCTGCCTGGGTGTACATGGTCGAGCCAAGGGACAAGAAGAAGGACGCCATCATCAAGGCCTTCGCTGATGCCGGGATGAAGGTGATCGATCTCACGCTCAATCACGACTGGGATGACGGCGCAGCCATGATCGAAGAGGAGCGTCTTCGTCGCAATGGCAATCGTCCTGCGAAGGTTGCGTCAGCACCTGCAGAGAAGTCGCCCAACCTGCTGATGTCGCTCTCGAACGTGTATGACGAGAACGGTCATCGGCACATGACCCAAGGCACGATCAAGACGCTCAAGGATGCGGCGAGCACCACGGACACGCCGCTCTTCTACGTGGAGGCAGGCAGCCTCGGCACGGAAGGGCGCTTGTGTCACTTCGGCTATTACCAGGATCTCGACGAGAACGAGCGCATGCACGGTGTCATCGTGCGCAACGGCATCGAAGAGAACATGGCTAAGCGCCGGGGTGCAGTGCCAGTCAGTCAGTTTCTGGCGAACAAGCTCTGGGCCAAGGCGAACTCCAAGGAGTACATGGAGTACCGCACCAAGCAGCGCAAGGAAGCCGTTGAGGACGAACACCGTGTTTATTCCTACTGGCTCGATCTGGTGGCCTACCTCGGCATCAAGCTCCCCGGCTACGACAAGCTCATCACCGATCCGGCCATGGAACGGGCTATCGAGCAGTTGTCTGGGCTGAACTCGGGCAACTTCCAGATCCACATGCCGCACCTGAAGCAAGAGGAGCTGACGCACTTCGACGAAGTGATCATGAAGTACCGACTCGAAGAGCTGCCGTTCATCGTGAAGCTCAAGGCACTGCGTAAAGACCCGCTGCTGCAGCGTCTGATCTATGGCAACGACTGTGTGGAAACACTCAAGAAGTATCCGGACCGCAAGGCCGCAATCAAATCGCTCGTCATGAGCGCACTGAAAAACGGAACCACTACAAATGAATAACATCGTCACCATTGTTGCCCTGTCCGTCGATACCCGTCACGCAGTGCTGTATCTGCAGGACGGCTCGACCCTCACTTTCAACCAAGGGGATGCGCGTCTGCCCCGTATCGTCGAGCAGTCGAAAGATCTGCTCGCTCGCAACCTGCCGGCGCAGGTCGACATCACGCCGGTGGCCGTTCAGCGCACGGAGTTCTCGGACGCGGAGAAGGGCACCAATGGGGCGATCCGTTTCTTCCGCGTGGCCAAGGCCATGCTGAAGAAGCTCATCAACACCGAATCGCCGGTCGCAGTGCCGGCGGAAGTGGCGCATATCTCGCCGCTGGAAGTGGGTGTGTTCCCTGGAGCCAAGGAGAAAGATGAAGTTCCGCAGGAGGCTGTACCTGATACGACTGCGGATACGTTCCGCAAGAACTGGGAAGAGTTCAAGCGTGCCGAGGAGAATGCAACTACCAGTCCGACACCTGCAGCCCTGACCAATGACCAGAAGCTGGAGGCCGCGCGTGAGCGTATGCAGCAACTGGTCGGCAACAGCCACGGCACCGACAAGGCGGAGTTCCATACGCCGCTGGACGAGAAGACGGAAACAATCGTCGCCGTGCATACGGAGACGGGCGCCATCATTCCGGACGCTCACAAGCTCGCTCGTCAACTGCGCGCCTCGCAGAAGCTGGAGAGCTACGCAGGCTTTCAGAAGTTCATCGAGCGCCTGTCGGCCATCATCGACCAGCGTGGTCACTCGGTCGAAGACCTGATGAAGTTCATCGAGCACGGCGATCTGCCGATTGCGGATGACGGCTGCATCGTCATCTACAAGCGGCTGAACAATCGTGGCGATCATTTCGTCGACGTTCACACCGGCAACGTTAAGCAGAAGGTCGGCTCGTATGTGTTCATGAAGCCGGGCCTGGTGGATCCGAACCGCCGTAAGGACTGCTCGAACGGCCTGCACGTGGCATCGCTCAGCTACATCCGTAGCTTCAGCGGTGATGTCACGGTCATGGCCAAGGTCCGCCCGGAAGACGTGTTCGCTGTGCCGGAATACGACACGACGAAGATGCGAGTCTGCGGCTACCACGTTCTCGTGGATCTGCCGGAGAAGCTGCGCAACCTCGTCAACGCAGGCGGCTCGATCAGCGCCGACCCTGACGGCGCGAAACTCCTGGCCAACGTGCTCAGGGGCAACCACGTGAGCATCACCCAGCACGTGGAGATCGGCGGGGACCAAGGCACGAACATCACCTACACGGACGTGGCAGGTGCGGTGTCGGCCGATCAGCTCCCGGCCATGCAGCTCGGCACGGCGCAGACGCTCGACATGGAAGAAGCGCTGGAACCGGAGGCACCGAAGGCTCCGGACGTGAAGGCTCAGGATCTGGTTCAGCCGAAGGCGGAAGACGGCATCGAGCAGGATTCCGAGGAGGATGACGGCGTCGAGGACGAGCACAGCAATCGCTGCACGGAATGCGGTGATCGGAACGATGACGGCGAAGGCTTCGACGGTCTGTGCGGCAACTGCGCGGACAAGGCCACGGCTCCGGAACAGGAATCGAACGAAAGTTCGATAGAAACAATTATGTCAAATGACCCCAAAGAAACCTCGGGGGATGAGACGAAACCTGGACATAAGTTGAGCCAGAAGGAGAAGGCTGCTCACCTCTACGAGATGATGGCTAGCTCGATGGATAAGGAAGCATGCCGACGTGCTGCTTTGCAACTTTCGGATTTCCGTCGCTCGGCTCGCAAGAGCTGGACGGCACTTGGATTGCCGGAACGTGTGCAAGCTGAAGTCAACGACGCCATGGGCGTCAAACCCGCACCGGTAAACGCTCCCAAGGCTGCGAAGCCCCAGAGCACGCCGAAGGCAGGAGGCAACACGCTCTCCGAAGAAGGGGTGGCAAATGTTCTGGCTGCCCTTAAGGAGGGCTTAAGCCAGCGTGCGGTAGCCGAGAAGTTTGGTCTGTCAAAAGACCAGGTCTACCGGCTGGTCAAGAAACATTCGGTGTAATCGGTTGCAGTGTGGGAAACCACACTGTTAACCGGTCTCTCTTCCAAGATAGTTCTAGTCATGTCAAACTAGAAGTTATTTTGAGGAGAGTCCCACCTATGTCAGCCGTTTATCGCGCCAACCGAAAGGCGTCGGACGAAGACATTATCCGACTTAACAGTGTCGGACTGTCTTTGTCCACCATCGCCAAGATGTTGGAATGTCACCCAACCACAATTACGCTCCGCCTAAAGGCACTTGGGATCAGTCCTGCTGACACTCGACGTACCTTTATGGAGGATGTTTTCCTTTCTCTTGCTCCCAAACAACAGGACTGGTTGGTCAAACAGCTAGGGCCGCACATCTCAATTAAAGATTTCGTGCGCAACCTGTTGGTCAAGGAGTTTCTAACCAACGGTGAATCCAGTGTCAAAGCTCCAAAAAAGCCAGGAAAAGCAGCCTAACAATACCTTGAGCGCAACTCTTGCGTGGTTTGATCAGGCTCGCCCCCAACCCACCAACAAGCAGTTTCACACTCAGCTCGGCGTCCACTTCGAAGAAGTCGGTGAAATGATCGACGAGATTTTCCCACTGGCTGGGAAAGCTGAAGTGCTGCTGCATGAAGCGAGAGTTGCCCTCAAAGCATTGTCCGCTTATCTCAAAACCAGCGAGCAAGCTGTCACCATCCATCCGGAAAATCGCAAGGACTTCCTGGACGCGATCTGCGACCAGATTGTGACCGGAACTGGAGTGGCCGCTCATGCTGGTTTCCCGGTTGTCGAGGCCATGGATGAAGTCAACGCATCCAACTGGTCCAAATTCGTCGACGGCAAAGCGCTCGTCGATGCCAATGGCAAGATCATGAAAGGCCCGGATTACTTCCAGGCTGACCTCGGCCAGTTCGTGCCGAAGCGCATCCCGATCTTCGACCAGCAGTAAATCCCCCGAATCTGTTTTCTCCCCTGGTTCACGCCAGGGGCGTCTCCCTATTAGGACTCCTTACATGGAACAACTGAGAACCGTCCCGCTGAACCAGGGACAAAAGGCAGCGGCGGAAGGATTCATGGAATTCCTGTTCGGCCCTGAAAAAGAGATCCGCATCTCCGGACCTGGAGGTGTGGGCAAGACGTACCTCATGTCATACCTGATCGATCAGGTGATGCCGACTTACATGAACACCTGCAAGATGTGCAACGTCGATCCGGAGTTCAACGAAGTCGTCATGACGGCCACCACCAACAAGGCGGCCGAAGTGCTGGCAGAAGCCACGCAGCGCCCTACTTCCACGATCCACAGCTTCATGAACCTCGTGATCAAGGAAGACTGGGCGAGCGGCCGCACCTATCTGGACCGCGGCAAAGGCTGGACCATTCACCGCAACAAGATCATCTTCATCGACGAGGCGTCGATGATTGACTCGGGCCTCTTGAACATGATTCGAGAAGGCACGCTCAACTGCAAGCTGGTCTTCGTCGGTGACGATCGCCAGCTCAACCCGGTGATGGAAGCGGTCAGCCCGGTGTACGGCAATCAGGCGTCGGCCGGGTTCTTCGAACTCACCGAGCAGATGCGGACCAACAACCCGGATCTGCAGCGCACGAATGCGCAGCTCCGCCAGACGGTGAAGGATGGCGTCTTCCATCCGATTCGCATCGTGCCGGGCGTGATCGACCTGCTCGACTCCGACCAGATGGAAGCGGAGATTGCGCAGACCTTCAAACAGCAGACATTCGATTCCCGAATCCTCTGCTACACGAACAACCGCGTGAAGCTCTACAACCAGCACATCCGCGAGTTGCGTGGACTGGGCGATGACTTCACCGTCGGTGAGTTCCTGGTCAACAACGGAGGCTGCGTGCTGCGCAACGGCACCATGCACGCCGAAGAAGAAGTCGAGATCATGGAGCTGAACCCGATCACCGAAATGGTGGATATCAACGAGGGCGATGCTGAACTCGAATGCGTGCGTGCATCGCTGCAGAACCGTTACAGCACCGTCTACCGGGACGTGATGATCCCGGTCGATCGTGACCACTACGACCGCCTGCTTGCCTACTACAAGAAGGCCAAGCAGTGGCGCACCTTCTACGCACTGAAGAACGGTTTCCCCGATCTTCGCCAGCGTGATGCGGCGACCACACACAAGGCGCAAGGCAGCACCTACGACACGGTTTTCCTCGATCTGGATGACCTGTCCACCTGCCGCAACCCCGATCAAGCAGCTCGTCTGCTCTACGTGGCCTTCAGCCGTGCCCGCCGCCGAGTCGTTTGCTATGGCGAGCTGGCCGAGAAGTTTGGAGGCTTGACAACCTGACACCTGAACCAGAGAGGAAATGATGGCCCGCCGTCCCGTACCCACCACGCCCGAGAACTACCTGTCGAAGTTCATCGACGGCATGCTCGCGCAGATGTTTCAAGCCGAGCATCGCCGGCTGCAAGACAGTGTCGACCGACTGGTGAACCAGCAGGAAGAGATCGCAGCCAGTGGTGGGCTCATGGCCTTCATGTACAAGGGCTCGGTGTATCGCTCCTCTCTGGCTCGGTTCAAGTCGGCCAACAACCGCTACCCGTCTCTGCACCTGTCGTTGTGGTCAGCGATGGATGAGCACCTGGCTGATGCCACGTTCATCGAGCGGGATCGCCAGACCATTCAGCAGGTGCTCTACAAGTGCCTGCAGGGTCACGGCGATATGCAGGACTTTCGCAACCGTCTGCCGGAGATTCTGGTTGGCTTCTTGAAGCCGGAACACCAGCAGATGCCCCGGACTGTCCCCTTCGAGGAGGCCACATGTCTGAACGACAGGGACATGAAGATGTATCTGAAGATCCTGCCGAGGATCGAGATGTATGCAGTCAGCCGAATGATTTACTGAAGAAGGAAGTTCACGCCATGCGCCACCACGTCTGGGAAAACCAGCCCACCTATCCTGTGTGTCTGCTCGTCAGCTCGATTCAAACGAGCGAGATCGAGCGGGTCTATTTCCCCGCTGGCTCCACGGTGGACAAGGAAGATGTGATGGTGCTCGACCTTCACTCGACCGGCAAGAAGACGCCCGTCGGTGAGATGAAGCGCTACATCACCGAGCAGCTTCAGGAAGTGCTCGATGACAGCAAGTGCCAGTACGTGCTGGTCGCGGACTCCGGCTACTTCAAGGTGCTCACGGGCGCAGCCAAAGCGGACGCCAATCTCGGCTACGTGATGGACAGCCAGTTCGGGCCGCAGAAGATCCTGTACCTGCCCTCCTTCAAGCTCATGTTCCATGATCCGCAGGGAACCAGGGAGAAAGTGGCGCAGGCGATGGATGCACTCGTCGCTCACGCCACGAGCAGCTACAACGCACCGGGCCACAACCTCATCAAGTTCGCTGAGTATCCGGAAACGGATGAGGAGATTCAGGCGTGGCTCGATCGGCTCTTGGAGATGGACGTTCCGCTCACAGTGGACATCGAGACGTTCGATCTGAAGCACTATGCGGCTGGCATCGGCACGATCAGCTTCACCTGGAACGAGGGGGAAGGCATTGCTTTCGCGGTGGACTACGTGCCCATCGAGGGAGCAACGCAAGCGCCATTTGGTCGTCGGGTCCATAACCAGACACGTCGAAACATGTTGGCAGTCTTCTTCTTGAAGTTGAAGCAGAAGGCGATTTATCACAACATTGCCTTCGACGTGTACGTGCTGATCTATCAGCTCTTCATGGGCAGCATCACCGATACGGAAGGTCTGCTCCATGGCCTGAAGATCATGCTCAGGAACTGGGACTGCACCAAGCTCATCACCTATCTGGCGACGAACTCGTGTGCAGGCAACGAGCTGGGACTCAAGGTGCAGGCGCAAGCCTTCGCTGGCAACTATGGACAGGACGAGATCGAGGACATCACCAAGATCCCGCTCAAGCAGTTGCTGGAGTACAACCTGATCGACGGCCTGTCCACCTGGTACACGCACAACAAGCATTACCAGACGATGGTGGATGACGAGCAGCTCGACATCTACGAGAACCTGTTCAAACCGGGAACCGTGGACATCATCCAGATGCAGTTGACCGGGATGCCGGTCTACATGCCGGCTGTCGATGAAGTCGCCACCGCTTTGCAGGCAGTCTACGACGATGTGATGGTGCGCCTCTCGGGCACCAAGGTGATCGGCCAGTTCGAGTACCGTCTGAAGGAACAGTACATCGAGAAGAAGCACGCCGAGTGGAAGAAGAAGCGCATCACGATGGCAGAAGTGCCAGATGAGGTGGTCTTCAATCCGCGCAGCAATCCACAGATGCAGGATCTGCTCTACACCATGCTCGGCATGCCGGTGATTGCCCACACCAAGACGAAACAACCGTCCTGTGATGGCGACACGATCGCCAAGCTGAAGAACCACACGCAGGATCCGGATGTGCTCGACATGCTGTCGGCGCTGCAGGATCACGCGGCCGTGGACAAGATCCTGACCAGTTTCATTCCGGCGCTCAAGAATGCGCAGCAGGGGCCGGATGGCTGGTGGTATCTGTTCGGCAGCTACAACCTGGGCGGGACCGTGTCCGGGCGGCTCAGCTCGAACAACCCAAACATGCAGAACCTGCCGGCCAACGTGACGATGGCGATCTCGGCTGCGCTGCTTGCAGCCTATCCGGTGCTCGCCAAGTTCGTGAAGAAGGGCAAGCTGTCGCTCGGCAAGCTGATCAAGTATTGCTTCCAGGCGCCGCCCGGCTGGATTTTCTGCGGACTCGACTTCGCTTCATTGGAGGACCGCATCAGTGCGCTCACAACGAAAGATCCGCAGAAGCTCAAGGTCTACACGGACGGTTACGACGGCCACTGTCTTCGTGCTCATGCGTACTTCGGGGACAAGATGCCTGACATCGATCCTAACTCGGTGGAGAGCATCAACTCCATCGAGACGAAGTACAAGGATTACCGGCAGGACTCGAAAGCTCCGACTTTTGCGCTCACTTATCAGGGGACGTTCTCCACGCTGATGAAGAACTGCGGCTTCACGCTCACGCTGGCCATGGCCATCGAGGCAGCGTATCGCTCGCTCTACCATGTCTCCATCAAGTGGGTGCAGGACAGGCTCGACCAGGCAGCCAAGGACGGCTATGTCACAGCAGCTTTCGGGCTGCGGGTGCGTACTCCTCGTCTGGCTCAGGTCGTCCGCGGCACGAGCCGAACGCCCAAGGAAGCGGAGGCCGAAGGCCGGACAGCCGGCAATGCCCTCGGGCAGAGCTGGTGTCTGCTCAACACCCGTGCGTGCGTGGAGTTCATGGGCGGTGTGCGCGAGTCGCAGTACCGGCTCGACATCCGCCCGGTGTCGCACATTCACGACGCCCAGTATTACCTCGTGCGGGAGGACATCGGATGTCTCAGTTACATGAATGAGCATCTGGTGAAGGCTGTCCAGTGGCAGGACCATCCTGACATCTGGCACGACGAGGTCAAGCTCGGTGGCGAAGTGAGCGTGTTTTTCCCGACCTGGGCGGAGGAAATCACGATCCCCAACGGCGCCAACGAGGACCAGATCATCGAGCTGCTGACCGCCGAAGCTGCGTAGTTTTCTTGGGGTTGCGTTAACTGCTAGACACCTGAGAATCCGTCATTTATCATCCGTCCATTAGAAATAAGTTTGAGGGGAGAAGCCGCCACGGTTCTCCCCTTCTTTCCCTTTTAGAGGCCCACACATGAAGGCAACCACCCAAAACGGCAAGCTGTTCCATTTCATGGCAGCCGTCGAAATCGCTTTCGTCGCACTCGACGACAAGCAGCAACCGAAGGGCGATCCGTCGATCGCTCGCGTGAACTGCCGCATCACCAACAAAGTCGACCAGCTCGGCGTGCAGCAGCTCGCGCACGTGCAGCAAGCGGCCCAGATGGCGCTCAAGCAGAAGCTGGGCGACGAAGCGTTCGCCTCGATGTCAGTCATCGACGTGATCATCATCAACATCATCAGCCTCGGTTTCATGACCGAGGAAGAGTTCCAGGCACGTCCGACGGCGGCCTCGGGCAAGAAGACGGCTCTCCAGATCGTGAAGGAGAACATGGCCAAAGCACCGGAAACCGTGCAATGAGCCAGGGAAAAGACAAGCCGGCTTTCGTCGAACAGGTAGGCGGTGACCACTATCAGCAGCCGATTCAGGTCTGGGATTTCGTGGTCGCCAACAAGATCGGTTTCCTCGAAGGCAACGTCATCAAGTACGTCGAGCGCTGGGAGCGCAAGGACGGCATGAAGGATCTACTCAAGGCGAAGAGCTATGTCGACAAGCTCATCGCTGTCGAGAAAGCACGCCTTGCTGCTGAGCCAGAAAAGAAGATCCCGTCGATCCCGAAGATGGCCGGCAAGGACTACGAGCATGGCGCGTGGATCGAACATAACGGCAGTCGTAATTGCCCGGTCGATTCTGAAACGCCAGTTCGTTACGAGACTATAGAGGGGAATGTCTACAGTGTCCTACGGGCAGGTGTTCTGATGTGGGAAGGCATCAAACGGTATCAAGTCACCAGCCGTTTATAGCCTGATCCTTTTCCTTGGCTCGTTTCTCTACTATCCTTCTTTGAGGACTCCTCATGCTCGTCACCAACAACAATGATGTCTCGCTGCCCATGGCAGTGTGGCTTCTGCACGACGAGTACGACTATCAGAACGACGAGAACTACGTCAGTGCGACTCGCCTGATGCGGCCGCTTCGTCACCTCGTACTCCCGCACCGGATCCCTCCGGAGCAAAGGATGCAGCCCGATGTGTCGGACTACATCGCCACCTCGCTTGGCAAGGCCGTTCACGATTCCATCGAGAAGGCCTGGAAGAACGGTCACCGTGAAAGCCTGAAGATGCTGGGCTATCCGGATAGCGTCATCGATCGCATCCGCATCAACCCCGAGGAGCCAGAGGAAGGAACGATTCCGATCTATCTGGAGCAGCGGGCTAAGCGTCAGGTCAACGTCAACGGTCGTGTCTATACCGTCGGCGGTAAGTTCGACATGGTCGCTGAAGGGATCGTGCAGGACTACAAGTCCACCTCTGTCTGGACGTGGATCTACGGCGGCAAGGACGACGACTACCGCCTGCAGGGTTCGATCTATCGCTGGTTGAACCCGGACAAGATCACCGAGGACTTCATCCGCATCAACTTCCTGTTCACGGACTGGAGCGCAGCGGATGCAAGGACCAACCCGAAGTATCCGGCGCAGCGAGTGGCCTACAAGGACGTGCCACTTCTTTCTCTTGAAGAGACAGAAGCATGGGTCGTCTGGAAGCTCACGCTGATCCAGAAGTATTGGAACACGCCTGAAAACGAGCTGCCGGAGTGTACCGAGGAAGAACTCTGGCGCTCGTCCCCGAAGTTCAAGTATTACAGCGATCCCACAAAGACCAGTGGGCGCTCGACCCGCAATTTCGACACGCTCATCGAAGCCAACAGCTTCTGGAAGGTCGACAAGGGAGGCAAGGGAATCGTCATCACAGTGCCCGGAGAAGTGAAACGGTGCAATTACTGTGAGTCGTTCAATGTCTGCTCACAAAAAGATAGGTATATCCAAACGCCATGATTGATCTCACCGGAGTGACCCACCACCCGGCAATCGAAGAGATTGTCGATGTGCTCTGCAATAAGACGCAGAACACCGATCGCGGATTTTTCCGCACTGAAGTCGCCTATTTCTTGGGCAAGCTCGCCAGCTCCATGCGAGCCACGATTGTCACGAAAGACCGTGGTGAGATTCCGGTGAACATCTACGCACTGGCGCTTGCCACCAGTGGCTACGGTAAAGGCCACTCGGTCGGTATCGTCGAGAACGAATTCATGGCCGGCTTCAAAGAGCGGTTCATGGAAGACACCATGGGCGTGATCGCAGAGAAGCACCTGTGGTCGATCGCCAACAACCGTGCGGTCCGTAACGCCAGCGACCCGAACGACGAGTTCGAACAGGTCAAGGGCGAGTACAGCCGTGCTGGCCACTACGCCTTCACGTTCGACTCAGGCACGGTGCCGGCTGTGAAGCAACTGCGCAGCAAGCTGATCCTGGCGCAGTCCGGGGCCATCAATCTTCAGATCGATGAAGTCGGCTCGAACCTGATCAAGGAAATCGAAGTGCTGAACCTGTTCCTGGAGCTGTATGACCAGGGGCTGGTAAAGCAGAAGCTGACCAAGAACACGGCCGAGAACACCCGTGGTCAGGAGATGGACGGCAAGACGCCGACCAACATGCTGCTGTTCGGCACGCCCTCGAAGCTCCTCGACGGTGGCATCACCGAAGACCAGTTCTACTCGATGCTGGAGACGGGCTACGCACGTCGCTGCCTCTTCGGCTGGGGCCGTCAGGTCACCAAGCCCGACACGCAGGAAACGGCTGAAGCGATCTACAAGAAGTTGACCAACCCGGCCAACGACGCAGCGGTCAAGAAGTGGTCGCAGCACTTCCACAAGCTGGCGGATCCCGCCATGGCTGGCTGGAAGATGATGGTCGAAGAGCCTGTCGGCGTGAAGCTGATCCAGTATCGCCTCGCCTGTGAAGCGGCCGCGGCCAAGATGCCGGATCACGAGGAAGTCCGTAAGGCCGAACTCGGTCATCGCTACTGGAAGGCCATCAAGCTCGCCGGCGCATTCGCTTTCGTCGACGAGTCGATGGAAATCGAGATGGACCACCTGCTGAGCGCAATCCTGCTGGTCGAGGAATGCGGCAAGAGCTTCGAGCAGATCCTGAACCGCGAGAAAGCCTACGTGAAGCTGGCGAAGTACATCGCCACTTGCGGCAAGGATGTCACGCACGCGGATCTGAACGAGAACCTGCCGTACTACAAGACCGGCCAGGCGGCGCGCAACGAGATGATGACAATGGCGGTGGCCTGGGGCTACAAGAATCACATCATCATCAAGAAGAGCTTCGACAACGGCATCGAGCTGTTCAAAGGTGAGTCTCTTCAGGAGACCAATCTCGACGAGGTGTCCGTCTCCTATGGCGAGCACTGGGCCTACAACTACCTCTCGGAGAAGATCCCGTTCGAGCAGTTGCACGTGCTCACCAATGGCTCGCAGGATGACGGCTCGCCGCTGCACTGGTGCAACCACTTCCTGAAGGGCGGTCACCGCGCTGAAGAAAACGTGGTGCCGGGCTTCAACCTGGTGGTCCTCGATGTCGACGGCGGCGTGAGTCTGGACGTAGTTCATGACCTGATGCGTGAGTACAAGTTCATGACCTACACCACCAAGCGCCACCAGAAGGACGGCCACGGCGATCGCTTCCGTCTGATCCTGCCGATCAACTATCGGCTGGAGCTGAACTCCGACGAGTACAAGGCCTTCATGAATTCCATCATGGAATGGCTGCCGTTCCCGACGGATGAAGCGGCGAACCAGAGAAGCAAGAAGTGGGAGTCCTTTGAGGCTGGCCAGTACCACTACAACCTCGAAGGCGAAATCCTCGACGCGCTGCCGTTCATTCCGAAGACCTCGAAGAACGATGCGTTCAACGAGGAGATGAAGAAGATCTCTTCGATGGACAACCTGGAGCGCTGGTTTGCACAGCGCATCGCCAGCGGCAACCGCAACAACAACCTGCTCAAGTACGCCATGGCATTGGTGGACGGCGGCATGGACCTGTTGCAGGTGACCGAAGCGGTGTCGGCCTTCAACAGCAAGCTCAGCAACGGTCTGACCGAAGACGAGCTGCGCCAGACGATCTTCGTGACGGTGGCGAAGCGGTTCAACAAGAAAGCAGCGTGATGCCTCTGCCGATCCCGGTTTTTTCGGGGTTGGCAGGAATCCGCCTCAACACTCACAGAGGACTCTATGAGCCAGAACAAGAATCTGGTCCTGGTAATGGGCAAGCCGAACACGGGGAAGACCACGTCGCTCCGCAACCTGCCCCAGGAACAAATGGTGTATCTGAACGCCGACCTGAAGGAAACCCCGTTCCGGGACAAGTTCATGGCGAGCGTCGAGATCGCAGATGCGTATGACGTGCTCAACAACATCGACGAGATCGAGCAGACCAACGACGTGAAAGGCGCCGTGCTCGACACGATCACGTTCCTGATGGCGATGTACGAACGCCAGTACGTGATCAACTCGGTCAACACGCAAGCAGCGTGGGGAGCCTACGGCAACTTCTATCGTGACCTGATCCACAAGATCAAGGCGGGCACGAAGGACTACGCCATCATGGCCCACGAAGACACGGTCGTGAACGAGGAGACCGCCACGTTCGAAGCGAAGGTGCCCATCAAAGGCGCCGTCGGCAAGATCGGCGTGGAGGCTGACTTCACCACCGTGCTCGCCACCAAGCAGATGCCCGTCAAGAAGCTCGAAGCCTTCGAGAACGATCTGCTGCACATCACCGACGAAGAGCGCGAAGACGGCGTGAAGTACGTCTTCGTCACTCGCGTCACCAAGGACACGGCCGGCAGCAAGATGCGCTCGGCCATGGGTCTCTGGAATCGCAATGAGCTTTATATCGACAACGATCTGAAGCAAGTCTTTGACCGGCTGAAGTCCTACTACGGCTGATCATCCAACCGAGTTCTCTCACACAAATTACGGCGAACTCAAAAACTCAATCAACACGGAAAAACACTGCAATGAGCACTCTGTTCGGAAATCTCAGCACTGAAGGCCTCGAAGAATCCACCGACCGCCTGGGTGGCTATCAGCCGCGCAACACGGACATCTACGAGTTCACGATCAAGGCGATGTACGTCACGAAGTCGGCAGGCGGCGCAACGGCCGTCAACCTGCTCGCGGAAGAAGGCGGCAAGGAATACCGCGAAACCTTCTGGATCACCAACAAGAACGGCGAGAACTGGTTCCCGGCCAAGGACGCGCAAGGCAAGCCGACGGGCAAGAAGTCGCCGCTGCCGGGCTTCACGATGATCGACGACATCTGCCTGATCGCCACCGGCAAGGGCTTGGCCGAGCAGGACGCCGAGGACAAGGTCGCCAAGGTCTGGGAAGACGGCAAGGAAGTCAACAAGGCGCTGCCGCACCTGACCGAAGTCGCCGGCCAGAAGGTCGCACTCGCCGTCGTGCGCAAGCTGGTCAACAAGTCGGTGAAGAACGACGCCGGCGTGTACGTGCCGACGGCCGAAGAGCGCGAAGAAAACGTGACCGAGAAGGTCTTCCATCCGGAGCTGAAGGTCACGTGCGCGGAAGCCCGCAACGAAGCCACCGAGCCGGTCTTCTGGGATGCGTGGATCGAGCTGAACAAGGGCAAGGTCAAGGACGGCCGCAAGTTCGACGGCAAGCAAGGCGGCACGGCAGGCGGCCCGCCGCAATCGGCCAAGGCAGGTGCTCCGGCAGCAGCAGGCGGCGACGCCAAGCCGCGCACGTCGCTCTTCGCCAAGAAGTAAAGCGCCATGAAGATCCCGGTCCTCGGCATGGATCCCAGTATGCGTAACTGGGGACTGGCCAAAGGGATGCTGGATCTGGACTCTGGCGTGCTCGACCTCCTCCAGATCTCCATCGTCAAAGGTGAAGACCTGGAGGGCAAGCAGATCCGCAAGAACTCCAGTGACGTGCATCTTGCCACCGAGCTGTGCAGGGGTGTCCTTCCCCTGGCTCAGTGGGCCAGTGTGGTCTTCGTCGAAGTGCCGGTTGGATCTCAATCGGCCTACGGGATGAAGTCCTACGGGATCGTCTGTGGGGTGCTCGGTGCCATGCGTCACGCAGGCATCGAGATCATCCAGGTGGATGCGTTGGACGTGAAGGAATGCCTCACCGGCAACAAGAACGCCACCAAGAAACAGATGATTGAGGCGGCAGTCACGGAGTACCCGCACGTGGATTGGCCCCGTCAAGAAAAGAACGGTGCCAAGTTCAAGAAGGGTGACCTGAAGAAGGAGTCGGAGCACTGCGCCGACGCCATCGCAACCATTCATGCCGGAGTACAAACTCCGGCATTCCAAACTCTCATGCGGCTTTTCGCAAAGGTGTAAAGATGCAAATCACGATCGTTCAAGCAGAAATCGAACAGGCCATCCGCAACTACATCCAGGACCAGATCAACGTCAAGGATGGCATGCGGATCGACATCGCCCTGAAGGCGACCCGTGGCGAAGAAGGCACGACCGCCATCATCGACATCGTCAAGGACGAAGTCGTCCTGACCGGCAAGAAGGTCGAAACGAAGGCGGAAGCTGTCGTCACGAAGTCGACGGCCTCGGTCCCGGCCCCGGTGAAGAAGGAATCGCCGGAGCTGCCGAAGTTCACGCCGGAAGCATCCGTGCCGGTGGCGAGCCAGGGAAAGGAAGAAGTCCTGGCACAGCCCGCTGGCTCGACCGACTCCGGCCCGAGTACCGACTCGACGGAGCCGACGAATACGGCGGAAGCTGGCACCGCTGGTGACGAGCCGCCCGTCGACGGCATGACCCAAGCTGCGGCCGAGCCGTCGAGCACGGAAGCAGCTCAGTCGACGACCGCTGAAGAAGTAGCGGCGAAGCCGGCAGGCCGCTCGCTGTTCCCGAACCTCAAGCGCATCCAGAACGCCTGATGCACTGGCTCTCGGTCCTGTTGATCCTGGTGGTCGTCGGGGTGATCTTCGTCTCAGTCACGGCGATGATCATTGCGATGGCCCCCTATCTGGCGGTACTCGCCATCATCGGGATCGTCTGCTGGCTTTCCAGCAAGGCACCGGATGAGCCAGGGAACGGACGGCCCCGCCGATAGATGTAAGATGTGATCCTTCACCCTGAGAGAGTGGAGATGCAGTACCGGAGGTGCCGGACCCTATGCCGGCCCTCCACTGAAAAGGCCACCTTGCGGTGGCCTTTTCTTTTACAGGATGTTCACCCACGGGTTCATCTGCGGGGCGTGCAGCAACTGCCCCAGACCCCAGCTATATCCGATCTGCCCGCTGAAGAGCTTCGCAATGAAGTTGTCCGTCAGTGGTGTGCCGATCGAGCTGAACAAGTCCGGCAGCGGCAGGCTGTAGGCCAGCAGCGTATGCACCGGGTTGTTGCGCAGCATGGACATCGCCGTCTTCGTCGCCCGGATCTTGAAGTTGTAGAACCACAGCAGACCCACCGACTCCAGATAGCCACGGAACCGACCGGGGAGCTTGTCATAGTTGACGAACTCTTCGGTGATCCGGCCCAGTGCCTTCTCCTGGCTCAGCTTGTGGCGGTTCATCAGGTCGTCGTACAGCACGGCCTTGGCGATGAAGTCGCCATACTCCACAGACTTCTGCAGACCCTTGAAGAGCGCGGTGTCTTTGGTCACCAGTGCATAGCGGCCAGCCGTCTGGAAAGCCTTCGGCAACTTGTCGACCTGCGCTTCCATGAAGGTGTGCCACTTGCCGGAAGTCAGCGCCACATCATCAGCGCCAACCTGCGTTGCATCACTGATCGCAGTGAACTCGCCGTTCTGAATCAGCGGCCAGATCGACAGACGCTTGAAGCCATCTTCGATAATCTGCCACTGAGTCTGAAGTTGGCGGGACTTCACCACATCATCAACCGATGCACGCAGCTCCGCTTCGATCTCGATCTGCTTCTGACGTTGCTTCACATACGCATTAGTCTCAGCGATCTTCTTCGGAATACCAGTCAACACATGCTTGATGGGCACTCCGCGGCTCATCAGTTGCAGCACATTGCCCATTGCGTTGATCATCGGCACCACAACACTCTTCACAACGATAAGAGTCTTTGCATCACCGATGAAGTTCTGCAACTTACGCTCACCATTGACGAAGTATTCGTAGGCTTTGTTGCCGAACATACCGATCAAAGTCTTCTTCACATACTCTTGAGTTTCCTTTGACCACCGGGAATTGCCGGTCCACATATCGCCCACGGACGACTGACGATAACCCGTCACATCGTGCAGCATATCCTTGGGCACCCAGAAGGCGTCTTCACCGAAGCGAGCCTTGATGGCTGCTCGGGTCTCCGGCGTCCAGAGCTTGACCGCATCATCAATCACCGGGTTGTACTTCAGGTAAGTCCGGTCGAACAGGTTCACATAGCCCATGATGTTCGAACCGCTCTTCTGCATGTCCGACTCATAGCGGTCGTGCAGCGAGTCGATCAGCGCATTGTTGAACTGCTGCGCCTTCTCCTCTTCGACCTGACGGCCACGCCATTGGCCGATCTGCTTGGCCATGTTCTGCGGCTCCTGGATCTTCTCCAGCATTGCCGGATCGATCGAGCGCTCATAGGCGACCACCGAACCGTTACGGTCGAAGACCGGCATCAGCGGCTCATTGCCCTTCTCACCCAGCATCATGTTGGTGTGAATGCGCGCCACCAGATCTCGATCCGTGATACGGCCGGCGTTCATGGTCGAGTTGTTGTACCCGGTCATGCGATCCACGCCGCCAGCGGTATGCCGCACGTTCTGGAAGATGCCCTGCAGGAACACATTCTTGGCCGGGGTGGAGCTGAAGTAATACCCCATCCTTCCCTTGGTTCCATCAGCCGTCGATCCCGTGTAGTCACCGAGACGGGTGTACGCCTTCTCGGTCCACTGCTGGTACTCACGGTCATCGGCCACAACCAAATGCACGCTCTGCTTGGTCGTCTCGGGCACGTAGCCCTTGAAGGCGTTCGCTCGAGCGCGGCCGTTGATCGTGTCCATCTTGCGCAGCTCTTCCGCCCGCTGGCCGACCAGATAGTCGGTAGCGAAGGCGATGCCTTGAGCTTCCTGCTGAGCCAGGGAGAGAAGACTGTTGCGCTCCGTCGGCGTCAGGTGCTCCAGCGCGTAGAGCGTGGTCAACTGGTCCACCATGTTGACGATGTCGGCGCTCGCATTCTTCGGACGGTTGTTCTCGCCCCAGAGGTGAGCGACCGCATGAGCATTGCGCAGCAGGATCTTGCCGACTTCGCCGGTCATCATGAAGCGGGCGAGCTGCTGAGCCTTCTTCTGGCGAGCGGCGAACCACTTCGGCTCGGCTTGCTGGAGCTGCTTTTCCAGCGCATCGATGGCTTTCGAATGCTCCTTGGCGTCGCCCAGGATCTCAGCGATCTCGGCATTCGAAAGCGATTGACGCAGAGCTGCGATGTCCGTCTTCGAGAGCGCGCGGTGCAGCGTGTTCCACTCGTGCTCTTCCAGATCCCGGCTGAACTTGCCGGCGATGATCGAGGGCACGTGCTCACGATAGTTCTGACGGTCTTGCGAGACTTGGCTGCGCACCACCTTCATCATGTCGTAGACAGGAGCGTTCTGCTCCGTGCGGCCGACGAAGTCATACACCATGTCGTGCAGCGGCTGCCAGGAGTTGGTGCGGTTCATCAACTCCACCACCGACTCGGCCACCTGATTGCCGCCCTGCTCGGTCGCCATCTTGAGCGACAATTGCGCCCACTTGGCGGCCGACTTCTGCGCCTTCGATGCCTTCGGATCGTCGATCACCTTCTGCATTGCATCGACGCCCTTGGCCGACAGGTCACCGACCATCTCGACGACCTTCTTGTCGAGGTTGTCGACGAACGTCTCAGCGCCCGTGACCTGCTGGAACTCTTCACGCTCCGCGGCAACCTGCATCACGTGCTGCATCAGGGCGTCGACAGCCGTACCCACCGTCGGCTCGGTCTTGACGCCGGCCGTGCGCTCAGCCAGCCGGTCCATCAAGCCACCGAAGAAGTTCTCAAGCGTCGCATCCAGACGGCTGCTTGCGGCCGACTTCATCTGCTCGGGCATGCCGATCTGTCCGAGGATGTCCCGGAACTGGTCGTCGACGATGGCCAGACCCACGAACACCGGCAGGAGCGACGAGCGACCCTGCTTGTCGAACGAGGCGCCGAAGTCACCCACGATGGCGTTGACCTTGCGGTTGGCCTGATCACGATCGTTCTGATCGTCATTGGACTCCGGGTTCGCCATGAAGTGTTCGACTTCGAGGTGCTTCACCACGTGCTGGTACAGCTCCTGAGCGAGCGCCATCGAGTTGGCGTCGAGGTGCATCGACGTGCCCATGGCGGCTGCGATCAGCTCGAACGTCGTCGCCTCTTGCGCGGTCGTGAGGAAACCCTGACCGCGCAGTGCATTGCGCAGACCCGCTGCCTGGACGGCGGCGAAGTTCGACTGAGCCTGGAACGTGGTCTTCGCATCCTTCGGGTTCGGCTGCGTGCGGAAGGCCTCCAGCATCGCGCTGAACGACTGGTTGTAGGCGGCCAGCCGCTCGTTGGTGCCATAGGCCGACGAGTGATAGAGCGAGGTGCCACGCAGCGCTTGTTGCGGGGTGGGCTGCGAGCGCATCACGATCGACGAGTTGAACAGCAGGTTGCTGAACAGATCGTCACCCGGCTTCGGATCCGTGACCTTCTTGCGGCCCCAGATCAGTTGCTTGATCGCAGCGAACGCATCCTTCGCCAGTTGAACCAGAGGGGAAACTTTCGTCTTCTGGGCAAGCTCTGCCAGTTGCTTGTTGGCCAGCGCCCACGCCATGAACTCGTTCAGAGCCTTGGCCTTGGCAGTTGCATCCTGGCCACGTGCCGAGTTGATCGCTGCCATCGCATCGGCATAGGCCTGCTGCGTCGAAAGCGTCTCGCGCGAGACATCCATGTTTGCAAACTGGCCCATCATCGTCTCGATGCGGCCGATCGCTTCGGCCACTTCCGGACGAGTCGTGTCGCCCTGGTAGTGAGCGAGCACCGCTTCGAACGTCGCCGCATGGATCAGCTCGTGCGTGAGCACTTCGCTATCCGGGTTGACGATGTAGATCGTGCGCGAGTCCGGCACGGTCACACCCGAGTCGCCACGGTTGAGCGAGGCGGACTGTTCGTCTCCCTTGGTTCGCGCGTAAGCGGCCACTTGCTCCGGCGTGCCGGTCACCACCGAGTAGCCCTTGGTGGAGAGCGACAGGCGGATCTCGTTCAACAGCGCCTTCTGGTGCGCCGGGATATTCGGCAGACCCTTCATCACCAGCTTCTTGATAGCCGACGGCGAGAGCACCCGAGCGCCGGTCGCCTTGTTGATACGGCCGTACTGGTTGATCTGCCCGCCGATCGCTTCCGACTCCATGGCGGCCGTGTGTGCTGCCGGCTCTTCGGCTACACGTGCCGGAGCCACATCGATGCCTGCCTGCTGCTTGAGCTTGTTCAGCTCCTCGGCGTACATCTTGGACATGGCGATCGCCACTTCCTCATCGCTGCCGGTGAGCTGGATCTTGCCCGACACCACATGCGGAGCGCCGGCAGAGGACATCTGATCGACCGCCAGATTGAGCTGGTCGAGCACGTTGTGACGGGCTTGCGCTTCGAGCGCCCGGTCACGCAAAGCAGGCACCAGCTCGTTGAGGCGTTCAGCCACTTCCGAGGCCTCGTACTCTGCACCCTTCTGGTCCAGACCGAAGAGCGCTTTGACCAGTTGCTCATGCACGTCATCCGGCAGCTCCATCTTGTCCTTGTTCACCTGTTCCATGAACGGTGCGAACGAGTCATAGACGGCCTGCAGCGGATTGGCACGCCAGCTTTCGAGCACGGCCTCATTGGCGGCGCGAGACTGCTCCATGATCGAGTCGAGCGGCATGTTCATACCGTCGAAGATCTTGAGCGTGCGCTTCACACGCGGATCGTTGGCGAGGATCTGCATCATCATGCCGTCGCCCATACCGATGTTCAGGAACGGGATACCCGCCACGCCGGCGTTGGCCGGACCGTAGATGAAGCCCGGCGAGCGCAGCGTGTCATCGAGCGCACGGGCGAACACCGAGGTATTGACCCCGCTGTTCTGGTTGCCGGCCACGAAGAACTCCTGCCCTGCCGTCTTGATGGTCGGGTGATACGGAGCCAGGGAGCGGAACACTTCCATCACTTCCTGGTTCGACAGGAAGTCGCTGCGCTTGAAGAGCGGATCGCTTGCTGCACGTGCATCCACCGCCGCATCGATCTTCGTCTTGAAGATGTGAGCGAGCAGGATGGACTGCGCCTGAGTTGCCTGACGAATGTGCGTGGTGCTGTCCGTCAGACGCGAACCGACCGTCTTGTTGATGGCGTTCACCAGCGGACCGACGAACAGATGCTGCACGTTCGTGGTGAGATTCTTCATCTCGTCCTTGTTCATGGTGAAATCAGCAAAGCTGCCCCAGGACTCGTTCTCCTTCACCGACTGCTTGAAGAAGTACCAGTCACCGTGCTGGCTCTTCTTCGTGCTGAAGACTACCGTCTCATGCGTGAGGTCGTGCATGATGTCCCGGAACTGCTTCCACTTCTGCTGTGCCTGGAGATCGTCCGGGAAGAACGCTTCAGCGGCCGTCATCTTGCGACCACCACGCTCGGCGTCCATGCCACGCTGTGCGGCCGCACTCATGCGCTCATACAGCTCGCCCATCATGGCGCCAGCCAGCTTGGCTGCGATACCACGCGGACCTGAACCGTAGATCGTGATGGTGAGCGGGTTCTTCGCCACACCACGCTCGGCCTTGAGCACATCGCCATCGAGCTTGATGTCAGGCAAGAGCAAGCCCATCAGGCGCTTCATCTTCTTCATGTGCTCGGCTTGATCGGCCATCGCACCGAAGCGGAACTTGTCTTCCAGATCCGACAGCTCATCAGTCAGATGGTTGGTAGCGACCTGATACAGATCCGCGCTCGTGCCTGAGTTGCGGATCAACTGCGAGGTGTCCATGTCATTGCCGCCGATGGTCAAACCACCCCGGCGCATGTTGGTCACCCAGTCAGCATCGAACGGACCGGTGGAGAGCAGCGCCATGGCGTTGACCGGACCATTGGTCATACCGTCGGCTTCGAGGTACTTGGTCGTGGTGAAGGCTTGGCGCTCTTCCGCCGTGGCGTTCTGGTAGCGTGCCCACTCCGTGAGTGCATGCAGAGCCAGAGGAGAAATGGCCAGCTTCGCCTTCTGGAAGCCCGTCTCAATCGGCAGCGTGTCGAAGTCAGCCTCGCCCTTCAACCACTTCTGCAGATGCTCGACGGCCGGTGCCAGCTTCGCCAGCTTGTCTTCCAGCTTCTCGGTCACACCTGCCACTTCAGCCGTGCCGTTGTACTGGAAGTTATGGACCTTGATGTCCAGTGCCTGAGCCAGGCCCAGATCGAAAGCACGCTTGTGTTCAGCCGTCGTGAGATCGAGCGTCGACCGAGTCGGCAGCATGACCTCGCGGATGAACTTCGTGCTCTGCGGGTTGAACTTGCCAAGCATCTGCATCCGCCCAACTCGGCTCATGTTGTAGCCGTAGTGAGTCGGCACATTGGTGATGTGAACGCCCAGCTCATCTGCCTGCCCCTGCAGTGCATCGTGCAGGTCTTCGAACGCATCGAACGCCTGGGAGATCGAGCGGTTCTGTCCGACGAGTGATGCCTCATGGTTCACGTTGAGCACGCGACCTTCCAGATCACCAGCACCGAACCAGCGCAGAGCCACATCACGGCCCATGTCGAAGTACAGATTCGCCATGGTTTCGTTCAGATAGTTCGGCGTGTTCTGCTCGTTCTTGATGGCGCGGAGCTGATCTTCCGTGTTCTTCACGTACTCGTTGCGCATCTGTTCTTCAGCAACAGGCGGACGATCCTTGTTGAAGTAGTAAGTGGGCGTCGGATCATTCATCACAGCCCGCTCAATCAGATCCGGCTGAGCACGCAGTGCCTCCTTCAGACGCTGCATCTTCGGTTCGTCATCTTCCGAGATGAGCTTTTCCGTGGTGATGCGCTGGATGTTCTTGAGCTTCTTCTCCTTGATGAGATCCTTACTCGGCGCGTCATAGATCTGATCCTGCTCATCCGGGCTGACCCAGAAGTCATCGGTGCCGAGCAGGCCCACATCCTTGTGCGCCATGGCACGCAGCACTTCAGCAGCCATCACAAGCGGGATGCCCTGAGCGATACCTTCCGGCGTGTTGTCATTGGCACGCACGCCCCAGTATTGCTGGATCTTTGCGGCGAGTGAATCCATGGCGTCAATCGTGGACGTGGTGCCCTTCACGCGCTCCATCAGAACTTTCCCGACCATCTCTTGGGAGATGCCCAGGTGCGCCGCCACGGTACGCTCATCGTGGACACCACCACCTTGCTGGCCACCGCTCATCCACCATTGCAGGCCGGCGAGAATGGCGCCTTGCAGCAACTGCTCGTTGTACTTGAACGTGCCACCCGACTCTTCGGTGAGGTTCAGGATCCGGCCATCGGTCCAGGTGTGGACCGGCTTCGTGCCGTCCTTGAAGTGCTGGCCGACATCCTTGTCCGTGAGGAAGGTCTGCAGGTTGCCGCGCATGATCTTGGCGATCTTCATGGCGTTGCCATTGAAGAGCACCTTGTAGGCGTCGTAAGTCGCACCCGACTTCTTGCTGGAGAGCTTGCGCACCTGCTCCTTGATGCTGTCGGCCACACCGGCGAACGGTACTTCCATCGTCGGAATGTTGGTGGGCGGCAAGCCTGCTGCATCAGCCTTGACCGGACGGAAGTTGTTCGTGAAGAGGTTGCCACCGGCATCCGGCTGCACCAGGCGATCGTACATAGCGGCCAGACCCTGCTTCTTCTCTTCCTTGGTTCCTTCCTTAGAAGTTTCCTTGGTTTCGGAACCAGAAGAAGGAGCTTCAGTCTTTGCAACGGGTTCTGAATTAACCGCTTCGTCAACTTTTGCCGGTGCTGCGGGCTTTTCTGCGACAGGCTCGGTAACCTTTTCGACAGTCTCCACTTGAGGAGCAGGGTTTACCGTATCCTTCGGGGCAGGAGCGGGAGATGCTTTCTCATCAGACGTAACCGTTTGTTTCGGTTCTTGAGCAGGCGCTGCCTCCTTCCTACCCTGTTCACTAACCGACCGGCTGCCGTCCTTGAACCCCTT